TTAAAACCCAATGTTTGGTTGGCCAGCACAGGTATTAAGTTGGCAGTTACAGGAGGAGGGTATTTAATCAATAATCCAGTAAGCAAAGTTATATTAGGTGGAATCGAGAGCGTACACAATTATATAGAAGGAGAAGACTATATCACAGACAGATGGAATCCAATGAACAGAACGCATTTAATAGATAATCCTTTGAGTATTGTGTTGGGCCCGGCAAAACAGGGGGCAGGTTAATAAAAATTTTCCGTCCGCACCAAGGAAGTTAGGCGTATAGTCGGTATAAAAAAGTAATGGGCTTGTGTCGTGTGGCATGTAGGGCACGATAGGGCACCAGGGGGGGTCAGTGGGGTGAGCACAGGAGGTTAGGTGGTTCTGTTTAACCCCTTAAAAGGATTAAGTAAGTTTGTTGTTGGCTGAAATATAATATTATAAAAAAGGTATTTAAAATGTTAGAAAACGTGTGGAAAAGCGTTAAGGAAAATTATATTAAGAATTGGTTAAGAATTAAATACATTAAAAAGTATTGTTCTGGGCAGGCCACCAAAGAATTAAATATTAATCTTCCCGATAACCCTCTCAAGGGTATCCCAATTTTGATGTTGCCTATTTTCCTTATAGCATTTTATCTTCTAGTCTTTCCTGTGTTCTTCTCTTGGATATGGCGAAAGTATTAAATGATCAACGATAGTTTATGTGTTTTAGCAGATTATACGCCTAGACCACTTCAGGAGCAGATGCATAATGGAATGGAATCGCATCGGTGGTCGATTATTGTAGCTCATCGTAGATTTGGTAAGACTGTTTGCGTAATAAATCATATTATTAAGATGGCAACGTTATGTCAGATCTCTAGACCACAGTTTGCTTATCTTGCCCCGACATATGCACAAGCTAAAAAGGTTTCTTGGGAGTATTTGAAGCATTATATTTCTAGGATACCTGAATGTAAAATCAATGAATCTGAATTGTGGGTACAGTTACCCAATAGTGCTCGAATTATGTTAGCCGGTGCAGATAACCCAGACAGTTTACGTGGTATTTATCTTGATGGTGTAGTTTTAGATGAAGTAGCTCAAATGAAACCTCAAGCATGGAGAGAAGTTATACGTCCTACATTATCGGATCGTAATGGTTGGGCAATTTTCATCGGGACTCCCAAGGGGATCAATATGTTTTATGACATATGGACAGAGTCTCAAGATGATCCTTCATGGTATAAGGTTATGTTTAAGGCTTCTGAAACTGGTTTGGTCCCCGAAGAAGATTTATTGGCCGCCTATAAGACCATGGGTGAATCTCAATATTCTCAAGAATATGAATGCAATTGGGCTGCCAACAATTCCGATGTAGTTATGGATTATGTGGATGTAACTAATGCAATGAATCGTAGTTATGGATTTGATGATTTTAGATTTAGACCTATAGTCATAGGAGTTGATCCAGCTAGATTTGGAAATGATAAAACTGCAATTTGTGTTCGTCAAGGACTACAATTATTAGAATTAAAAGTTTGGGAAAATATAGACACTATGGCTATAGCTGATTTAGTTCAACGTTATGCCAATCATTATAGACCCGAAGCTATATTTGTAGATTCAGTTGGGATTGGAGCCGGAGTTGTTGATAGATTAACTCAATTAGGCCATGACATAATTTCTGTTAATGGTAGTAGTACTCCTGCCAATTCAGATAGATACTTTAACAAAAGAGCAGAGATGTGGTTTAGAGTAAAAAATTGGCTACAAGCAGGGGGTGCTCTGTTAGATGATTCCACATTAAAATCAGATTTATTGGGGCCAACGTTTAGCTTTGATGGTAAAAATAGAATCAAATTGGAACGCAAAGAAGATTTAAAAAAACGGGGATTACCAAGTCCGGATACAGCCGACGCTTTGGCTCTAACTTTTGCGCAAGAAATACATAAAACGAGATGGGACGGGGACCATCAAAATTTTGCGATCACTGATTATGATCCGTTCAATGATATTGATAAAGATCAAGATATTTTAAATACATATATACCGTTTAATGTGACGAGGCAGTAATGGGTGGAATATTCAAAAAAGATGGAGGGGCTGGGGATTTTACTGGAGAATTTGGGAAAATTCGCAAATCATATTTGGATGATTTGAATATTGCTGTTCAAAATATTGAATATACAAGATCCAATCAATTATTAGAGCAACAGCGTGCAGATTTAGCTTTAGAAGGCTATCAATCTGTTGCCAAAAGTCTAATTGATAATAAACTTAAAAGTGATAACAAAAAATTAAATCAAGAGTTACAAACATATAATAGATTAAAAAAAATAGCTGCCACTGGTGGGATTAATCAAATGTTTTTAACTAGAGCTACTGGGCTGCATGAGAGAAAATCATTAATGGGTAAATCATAATATGGAGTATTTAAACGAAATACAAAAGCATACCGAAATTTTATTTAAGTTAGAAAATGAAAGAGAATCTTGGTTAGGAACATGGAAAGATATTTCAGAATATATTTTACCGCGTAGAGGATCTTTTTTTAATAAACCTAATGATGGCTCTCAAGTAAATAATAAAATATGGGATGCTACCGCTACTGTTTCTATGGAACGTTTAGCTTCTGGTATTCATGGAGGCTTAACGTCGCCTTCTCGTAAATGGTTTAGATTGTCTATGGCTGATGAAAAACTATTAGATATTGGTGTTGTTAGAGGATGGCTCGAAGACGTAGAACGTATTATGTATAATACGTTTGCTAATAGTAACTTTTACGATGCCATACATGAAGCTGATTTAGAATTGGTAGCTTTTGGTTCTACTTGTTTATTAGAAGAAGAGGGAAAGAATGGAGAAATAGTTTTCAAAGTAGTTCCGGCCGGCCAATATTGTTTTGCCCCTGGCTTAGATGGTCGTATCGATATTATGTATCGTAAATTTTATATGCAATTGAGACAAATTTCTGAAGAATTTGGAGTTAAAAATTTACCTGCTAGTTATATTTCCAGACTAGAGAAATGTCCATTTGATTGGTTTTCTGTTGTTCATTATGTTGGTCCAAATCCCAAATTTAATCCTAATAAGAACAATTCTACGGAGAAGCCTATAGATTCTTTGTATTTCTTATATGAGGGCCATGAAGATAAATATCTCAAACGAAGTGGTTATATGGAACAGCCATTTTTTGCTCCAAGATGGTCTATAAATGGTAATGAAGTTTATGGACGTGGTCCAGGATCTATAGTATTACCTGACGTTAAAATGCTTCAGGAGATGGTCAAAACATTTCTCAAGGCTGTTCATAAAACTGTTGATCCACCGATGTCTGTTCCAGCCGGCACTAAAGGTCGTTTGAACATGATGCCAGGTGGGATAACGTTTTATAATGGTGCTTCTCCTGAAACTATAAAACCGTTGTATGAATTAAGATTTGATATAGCGTCTGTCTCTAATAGTATCCAAGTTCTTAGAGAGCAGATTAAAACAAGTTTATATAATGATTTATTTGTGATGGATGCATTTGGTAATAGAGATCGTGTGACAGCCCAAGAAATAGCAGCTAGGCGTGAAGATAAAATGCTTTTATTGGGTCCAGTTATTGAAAGATTAGGTCATGAATTATTAGAACCATTATTGTTTCGTACTATGGGATTATTAGCTAGGAAACAAACGATTCCTATCCCTCCCGAAATGATTCAAAGCCAGCCAATGAACGTTCAATATATTTCTACATTGGCGCAAGCTCAACGTGCTGTTGGTACTAATGCTATAAATCAATTAGTTGGTTTTATTGGTCAAATAATGCAATTACACCCAGAAGCTCCTGATATGGTTGATTGGGATGAGTTATTAAAACAATATTCTGGCATGATTGGTATAAACGTTAATATTCTTAGAGGAGAAGATGAGATTAATGCAATAAGACAACAAAGGGCTGAAGCTCAAAGGAAACAACAAGAAGCTGAAGAAGTGCAAGGCTTATTAGCTGGTGTCTCTTCATTAGGTAATATAACTATGGAGAAGGAAACTGCTTTATCTAGAATAATGAATGAAATGAAACCAGAAGAAGAATAATTTCTATTACACATACCAAATATATAGAAAAAGGAACTTTTATGTATTTAACGGCTTGCATGATTGTAAAAAACGAAGAAAAGATGTTGCCTGACTGTCTTAATAGTTTATCGGGAGTGATTAAAGAATTATGTATTGTTGATACAGGATCAACCGATAAAACGATTGAGATTATCAAGTCTTTTGAGAAAATGAATCCTAGTGTTAAAGTAAATTTCAAACAAGAACAATGGGTTGAAACAGATTTTTCTAAATTTAGGAATATTTCATTAAGTTTAATATCTCCCAAGACTGAGTTGATCCTAATTATAGATGCTGACGAAAAAATTGATTTTGATTTTCCTAAAGAAAAATTTAATTTTCTGTTAGACAAATTGATCAAAGAACGATCTTTTTCTGCTTTAGCTATTACTTTACGTGATTGGCAAAACAATAAAAAAGTAATGACTTGTGGTAACACTAGAATATTTAAGCCTGGAGTTAAATATGTTGGGAAAATTCATAACAGAGCCATATTAAAAGAAAAAGATAAAGTTATTTTGATAGGTGGTGTTTATATTAATCATTATGGATATGATTTATCCTCCGACAAAATGAAATTAAAGTTTGAACGTACGACTAATGCATTGATGGATCAACTTAAAGAACCAGAATTATATCCTAGTGCTGAGTTTTATTTATGTCAATCTTATGGGACAATGAATCTTTTAGACGACGCAATTAAATGGGGAGAAAAGTATTTATCGAAAGATCTTGATCAGGAAAATTTCAACCCTAGTATTTATTATACATTAGCTAGGATGTATTTTGAAAAAGATAATGATAAAAGAACTTTAGAGCTTATTATCGAGGGACAGATTAAAAGTTTAGATGATATAGATTTAGCTTTATTAAAATGCGATCTTTTGTATAAACAAGGCAAAATATTTGAAATGAGTTTAGCGGCCAGGGAATATATTACTTATTATCAAAATATATTAAAAAATGGATTAACGGGAAAATTTTATTTTACATTTCATGAAGAATTGGTTGGATTAGTTTTTATGCGTATGTCCTTAGGATTTTTAACAGAGGGGTTGAGTTCTATGTCGGCAATGATTGCTAATCCTCATACTCCAGAAGACAGCATAACTGAGTTCAAAAAACAATTAAATGACTGGAAATTAGGTCACTTATGGGATGTTGTATATGAAAGAACAAAAACCTCCATGGAAAATCAAGCAAGAAGCTGAAGATCATCAGTTATATGAAGACTTTAAACGTACATTTAATTCAAATCATGGCAAACGTGTTTATGCGCATTTATTAGAAAGATGCCATATTTTTCAAACGACTTTTACGGGAACTAGTAAAACATTTTTCCTAGAAGGAGAGAGGAATATAGGGTTATATTTGTTGGTCATGATGAATTTAAATAATACTGAAGGATTAGAAGTTATTAAGGAGTTTAGTAATGACTATTGATGCCGAAGTTATTAATACTGCAGAAGAACAAAAAATAGTTTCTGAACCAAAAGAGACCATTGAAGTATCTCCGGAGAATAAAGTAGAAGAACTTCGTGAAGGTACACAACAATTGGAATCTACACCATCCATTATGGAATCCGTAGAATCCATGGGTATAAAAGAAGAGGACTATGATTTTCAATTAAATGAATCACCTTTATTAAGTAAAGAGATAACATCTAAATTTATTAATAAAGCCAAACAGATACAATTGAATAAAGATCAAGCTAAAGAAATTTATAATTTATGGAATGATATGATAGCTCAAGATCTTAATAAATCTAAATCAGAAATAGAAAAATCTGAAGTTGTATTGAAGCAAGAATGGGGAGATAATTATGATTTAAATATGGCAAAAGCAATTCATGCAGCAAAAAAAATAGGTGGTGATCAGTTAATATCTTTATTAGATAATACTGGTTTGGGAAATAATCCGCTGTTAATAAAAGCTTTTCATAAAATCAGTAAAGCCGTCGAAGAAGATAAATTCATAGGTGTAAATACCGAACCACCACCACCGGAGATGAAGCGGTGGAACGGTATTCCAATGTTAAAATTTAATATGTAGATAGGAGTTTTTAAATGGCTACTTTAAATAACTATAGTTACTTGTCTTTAGTGGAAATTGCGAAAAGAACCGATCCTCGTGGTGGGGCCGCTGCTATCGCTGAGATAATGAATGAAACAAATGATATCATTCAAGATATGGTTTGGCTAGAAGCTAATGATATCTTTTCTCATAAAACGACTCGTCGTTTGAGTTTACCTCAGGCTGAATGGCGTAAATTAAATGCTGGCGTTGGTGTCAACTCGTCTCGTACGTTCGAAGTGATTGATACCATGGGCATGCTAGAAGTGTATTCTGAAACTGACGTAGAATTAGTTGGTGCTGCCCCTGATCCTCAAGCTATTCGTATGCAAGAAGCCGTTGCATTTATAGAAGGTATGGGGCAGCAATTAGTTGCTACAAGTTTTTATGGTGATGCCAGTGTTAACAATGAAAGGTTTACTGGTTTAGCTCCTAGAATGCCTTCTAAAGCTCAAAAAAACGTAGCTTATCGTACTCATGCTACTAGTACAGACAATACATCTGTATATTTTGTCCAATGGGCACCGATGAAAGTTCACATGATTTATCCTAGAGGTTCTGTAAGTGTAGGCTTAAAGCATGAGGATTTAGGTGTGCATACCGTATTTACTCAGTCGGCTCTTCATGGTAGTTCCGACATGAAAATGTTCCAGGCCTATCGTGATCATTTCTCCTTAAAAGCTGGTATGGTTGTTAGGGATGAACGTTGTCTTGCCAGATTAGCAAATATCAATGTAGGCAGTTCAGCTACCACCGCTGGTATGTTGAATATTGACGATATGATTTATCTGTTAAATAACATGACTTTGCGTGGAGCAGGTGCATTTATTTATATGAATCGTAACGTATTCACTGATTTTGATATTATTGCTAAGGACAAAACTAACGTACAATACAGTCCTCAGATGCCTTTTGGTCTACCTCAAATTTTCTTTAGAGGTATTCCTGTACGTTTGTGCGACCAAATTTCTAACACTGAAGCAGTAGTCCTTTAATTAATATACAGATAAGGAGTTTTACGCTATGGCTATTATGGATACTAATTTAGTACTTATGGAAAATCAAACGTTTGGGGCTGCTGCTGGCCCTAGTTATGCATATAGTAATTTAGTTGATTTGGGCCCCTTAGGGTTAGATCCCGGGACAAATCATCCCACCTATCCTGGTTGGTGGAATCCCAGTAAATTAATTTTAAATGTAGTTACTGCTGCTGCGTCAGCCACAGCTCCAGATGCTGCATCTTATTTAAATTTAACATTATGTGGAGTGGGGTCTACTACTAGCGCTGTTACGGCACAAATAGCTTATCATCGAGAGTTCGTTTCTAGTGGGGACTTAAAATATGATTATTGGCATGTTAGTTATAGGATGTTATGGAGTGTAGCTGTTCCTAGGGTTACTAGAAAAATTGCGTTCTTAAAAGCCAATTTGTCTACTAAAGGATATATTAAGCTTAATGCTTGGATTGCTTTTGATGGTCAAGCTTTAGCTATTCCTAATGACAACTACGTACAACCGTAATATTACCATTAAATGTGTTTGGGGGATGGAGCATCCCCCTTACACTAATGATAATTCAACTAAACAGGTAATTTTAATATGGCTGTAACAGAAGTTTCCATAAGTAATGGGGCACTTACCCTCTTAGGGGCTGATCGTATTATTTCATTAACTCAAGATTCAGAAGAGGCTAGAATTTGTGCAGAAAGATATGAGCATGTAAGGGACTCTCTATTACAAGTTCATCCATGGAGTTTTTGTATTTTTAGGGCTCTTTTATCTGAAAGTTCATCAACTCCATTATATGATTATCAATATAAATATTTATTGCCGACCACACCTTTTTGTTTAATGGTTTTAGAGGTATGGGAAGATGATGACTGGGTGATAGAAGAACATTATTTATTATGTAACTCTACTAATATTCATATTAAATATATAGGTAGAATTACCGATACATCTTTATTCCCTCCAATGTTTGCTGATCTTATTAGTGTTCGAATGGCCACTGAAATTGCCTATAAGATAACTGGGAATGCTGTTTTGAGTCAGTACATGGATAGACTATATCAACAAAGATTATTCGAAACTTTATCTAGAGAGGCTAAGGCAGATAGCATGCCATCTATAAATAATGATGTTTATAGAGATCCTTGGTTCACTCGTAGAGGTTAATACTATGGCTCAAATTTCTGCTCCATATACTCCGATGATAACTAATTTTAGTGGAGGAATGATTTCCCCTAAAATGGAGGGAAGGATAGATTTACAGAAATATCATCAATCAGTTAAGACTTTAGAGAATATGATTATATATCCATTAGGGAGTGCCACATGTAGGCCTGGTACTGAATATATTGCTTCATTATCTTGTTCTACTTATCAGGCAAAATTATTTTCTTTTGTATTTTCTGTTGAAGAAGCCTATATTTTAGAGTTTGGGCAAAATAAGCAATCCTCTATGGCTATGCCAGGATATTTACGTTTTTTTCAAGTGTATATTGATCCAATCACTCTTGCTACTGAAGCAAAAGTGTTAAATGGGACTGGTCCTATAGAGTATGTCCCTAATCCATATACTTTAGTAACTTCTTATCCATGGGTATTTAATCCTACTTATTGGGAATGGGATAGCGATTTTCATAAATTTAATTTAATTAATTTCACCGATTCTCCTATTTTATATACTAGTTTAATAGGTTTGGCTACAGGAGTTACCAAAACATATATTTTAAATGTTAACATAAATAAAACTGGTAATCAACCCTTAAAATTTGCTATTGGAACATCGACAAATATAAAATATACTTCTCCTACAACCAATATGCCCAGAAGTATTTTTGCGACATTTAGTTATAAAGCCATCACTAGTACGGATAAATTATATATTATCCCAGAACCGGCATGCGAAGGTATTTTGCAAAATATATCTTTACGTGATTATTCTGAACCTATGATTTTAGATTCTCCTTATTCTTCTTCTGAATTATCAGAAGTTCGTACGGCTCAATTAGCTGATGTTATGTATTTAGTCCACCCAGATCATCTTCCTTATAAGTTGTCAAGATATTCTCCTACTGCTTGGAATTTATCTACTTATACTATTATACAAAAACCAGACGAGTGGAATGATGAATATGGATATCCTACGGCAGTTGCCTTATATCAACAAAGACTTTGGATGGGGGGGAATTATTTATATCCTCAACGAGTATGGAGTAGCGTATTAAGATCTTATGATGATTTTTCTACTAGTGTTACTCCAGAATTATTGCCTATTACTGGAATTAGATTTGATCTATCTTCGGTTGACACTGTAGACAGAATTTTATGGATGTTACCTCATAAAAAACTTCTAATAGGGACCATAGGATCTATATGGAAGTCTGGCAGTGTAGAAGATTCTGTTTTAACCGCAGCCAATGTCACATTTATCCGTGAGTCTTCTATTGGGGTAACCGGAGTAAAAGCGTTAACTATTGGTAATGAAATTATGTTTTTAGGTAGGTTGGGTAAAACCTTATATAGTATGGTTTATAGCTTAGAATCAGGAGGGTATAAAACAAAGGATTTATCAATTTTAAATGATACTATAATAAAACCGAATTTAATGGACATGGTTTATCAACAAGAAAATACTTCTGCTATTTGGTGCCTTACTTCTGATAATAGATTAATTAGTTGTACTTATTATTTTAACGAAGACATCATAGGGTGGGCGCAACATTTTACTAATGATGGAACTGTAGAATCAATTGCAGTAATACCAAATAAAGATGGATTTGATCAATTATGGTGTATTGTCCAAAGGACAAAAAAGGATTCAGGAGGTGTTTTACAAAATATAAGATATGTTGAGAGAATGATGCCATTAGAAACTGAATTAAATGGCATATCTAATGCATGGTATTTAGATTGTGCTATAAAAATACCTACTTATAATGTAAATGTATTTTCGTTAGCAACATCACATTATACTGTAGGGACAACCGTATTTGATTTGGTTAAAGTCGTAACTAATACACCTCATAATTTAACTGAAGGACAATGGTGTAAATTTTTTGATTTAAGCAATTCTATTCCACCGGTTGTTCCTGATTTGAATTTGATCAAATACAATAATTTATCATTTAAAGTGTATTCTTCTACCAGTGCTACGTGTTTTTTTATATATGCTAAAGATACTCAAAATTATATAATTACTTATGGATATTTAAAAAAGAAATTAAATTATCTAATTAATCTTGATTGGGTAGCTGGGAAGCAAATTACTGTATTTGGAGATGGAGCGCCCTTACCCGATGTAATTGTTGGATTGGATGGGACCGTTACTACTTCTGAATATTTTTGTGACGCTATCGTTGGGTATAAATATTCTTCATTAATTGAAACATTACGTATAGATCTTGGTTCTCCGAGTAATAGCATGCAAGGACGTAAAAAAAGGGTATTTGCGGCGATTTTGAGATTTTATAATACTATCGGTGCAAAATATGGCATAACAAATACTGCACAAGATTTAGACATAATAAGTTTTCGTAGTACTAATATGTCTCAGGATCAACCGGTTAGTTTATTTACTGGTGATAAAATGATTCGTTCTAATACTGGATTTAATAGAGATGGTAGAGTTGTAATAAAACAAGATCAACCATTACCGATGACTGTTTTGGGTATAATAGAAGATCTTTCAGTTCATGATATATAAAATTGAATTATTTCAAATTGGTCATTTAACTAATTTTGTATTTAGAGATGAAGATATTTATTCCTTGAAATATATGGATGATTATGAAGATCATATAATTATATTTTTAAAGAAAAATTTAACATTTACGTTGAGTTATCAAAATAAAACCATATTTATCGTATCATTTAATAAATTATGGCCAGGAGTTTTTGAAATATGGGGGGTAGTAAATAAACAATATTTATATAACTATTTCAGTATTTTTCGTTATGCTAGATATATATTAAATGATTTTGTCAAGAATTTTAACGTTCATAGATTACAATGTCAAGTTAGAAAAGAGTTTTATAAGTCACATAGAATGATGAAATTTTTAGACTTTAAAAAAGAAGCCGTTTTATATAATTACGGTCCTTTCAAAGAGACTTACATACAATATTCAAGGTTAATATATGGCTAACTTCTTAAAAACAGGTCTCGGGATATTGCTAAAAGGGTTAGGTGCAGTAGGAGACATTGCAGCGGCAGATAAATCTAGGAAATTATCCAAAGAGGCTATGTTCATGCAGTCTAAATCTCATTTGGATGCTGCTGATATGAGCGAACGAATGGGTATTTGGGCCAAAGATATTGCTGACAACAACGCAGCTGCACAATTTACATATGCAGAAAATTTATTAAAAACAGGCAAAATCAATATGGATTATATGTCTGCTGAAGTCGTAGCCAACAAATTAAGATTAGCAAAAGCTGGATCTGAATTAATGAATAAGGCGGCTGTCCGTAGTGTGGCTGCTGGCATTGAATTATCTGGATCTCCTTTAGATCAATTAACCAGTATTCAAGATCAAATGATGGATCAGACTACGCAAATTGATTTTAATGGGAATATGGCTAGTATTGTTTCATTGGTCCAATCCCATCAACAGGCATCTCAAGCTAGAATTTTAGGAAGAGTTGAACAAACTAGAGGATTGATGGAGCAAGCTCAATATAACTATCATAAAATGTCTCAACAGGTGGATTCATTAGGTGTTATTACCTCAGCTAAGTTGCAATCTAATGCTGAGTCTTTCGCATTAGTCACAAGGGGGCTTAGTGCTGGAACTTCTTTATTGGGTAAAGCTTATAAATTTGCTAATATTTTTGGAGATTGAAAAATAAAAAATGTTTAAAGCACCTAGCTTAGATAGTTGGAGTATGCCAGCTCCTGCAACTCCCATTTCACAATATAGAGGAGCAATGCCTCTTGAGGCAGCTGGATTACATGGATTGTATATGTATGAACGTGCTACTAAGAACGCTCAATACGTAATACAACAAGGGTTTGCCAATATAGATAAAGCTGCTGGGGATATAGAGAATTTAGGTTATTATCTTCATGATATTGATCAACAAACAAAATTAAATGAATA